TAGTTACCAACACGTCTGCAATATCATCCCGCAGCATCTTGATATCTCTGGCTTTGATAGAGGCTTCCATCTCTTCAAATTCCTGACGGATGATATCGAACTGAGCTTCAAGCTGTTCCCAATCAGGGGATTCGAGATTACCTTCAGCATTACCAATCAGGTAATTGAAGTAAGCTACTTTGTCAAAATTAGTCATGGGTATCCTTAGACGTTGGTGAGGTAAAGTTGAAGATCGGCAAAGCCACCAATGTGTTCTTCATCTAACCAAATTTGAGGAACTGTATTTAACCCGTTGGCTTTCATTTCTTCAACTAACATTTTGTTCTCTTCTTGTCGGGCATCTTTATAAATAAAAGAGTACCCCTTAGTAGCCAGTAACTGTATAGCTTGTTTGCAGTAAGTACACTGACTATGCCCGATAACGGTAAACATATTTAAAGTTTCCTTATGTTTTTGGTTTATTTTACTGGTTTAGGGTATTGAATTTATATTATTACTTGCTGTTTAATGCTTCTGTTAATAAACTCCACATATTAAAGACTTGTTTAATGTCTGAAACTTTTCAGGCAGGAGTTATACATTGAGTAACGAGCAAGATAATACAGAACAGGTTTACGATCCCGCACTAGTTAAATTAACTGAGTGGGATAAAGAACCCAGTGTAATGGATTTGAAGCAGGATTATGAAGCTGCTAAATCTGATTACGATGCACACATTGCTCAAGTTAACACTTGGTTGGATAACCTTAATGTAACAGGTGCGGCTGCACCTAAGAAACTTAAGGGACGTTCTAGTGTTCAGCCTAAGCTTATTCGTAAGCAAGCTGAATGGCGTTACTCTTCTTTAGCTGAACCTTTCTTAAGTACTGATGATCTGTTTAATGTAGCTCCGGTTACGTATGAAGACCGTCCTCGTGCTCATCAGAATGAGCTAATACTGAATAACCAATTCAACACTAAGCTGAACAAAGTTAAATTTATTAACGAGTACGTTCGTGCTGCGGTTGATGAAGGCACGGCTGTTGTCCGTGTAGGTTGGGATTACGAAGAAACTACAGTAATGGTTGAAAAACCTATTATTGAGTTTCAACCTATTCAGACTCAGGAAGAGATGCAGTTCTTACAAGCTGCAGCTCAAGGTCAGGAAGGTTTAGAAGAAGAGTGGTATGAAGCTGCTCAGTTATCCCAACAGTCTGGTCAAGCATTGAAGCCTGTTGTTGTTGGTTCAGAAGAAGTTGAAGAAGTACTGGTTTTAAAGAACCAACCAACTGTAGAAGTCTGCGATTACAACAACGTCATTATTGATCCAACCTGTAATGGTGAGATTGATAAAGCCAGCTTTGTAATTTACAGCTTTGAGACTTCTATTTCTGAATTACAGAAAGACGGTAAGTATTCAAATCTGGAATCCATTAATGTTGAGGGGGCTACTCCGCTTAATGAACCAGATCATGCTACCAAGGATCAGCCTAACTTCCGTTTCAATGATAAGCCCCGTAAGAAGATTGTAGCCTATGAGTATTGGGGATATTGGGACATTGATGGTTCAGGTGTTGTAAAACCCATTGTGGCTACATGGGTTGGTAATACTATGATCCGTATGGAAGAGAACCCATTCCCTGACGGTAAGCTCCCGTTTGTAGTGGTTCAGTACTTACCTGTTCGTAAATCTATTTATGGTGAACCAGATGGTGCACTGTTAGAAGATAACCAGCGGATCATTGGTGCTGTTACCCGTGGCATGATTGATATCATGGGTAAATCGGCTAATGGACAGACAGGTGTGCGTAAGGATGCGCTGGATGTAACTAATCGCCGTAAGTTTGAACGTGGCGATGATTACGAATTTAACGCTAATATCCCTGACCCCCGTGCTGCAATCTTTATGCACACATATCCTGAGATTCCTAACTCTGCTTACACGATGGTTCAGATGCAGAACCAAGAAGCAGAATCTCTGACGGGTGTTAAGGCTTACAGTACAGGTATTGCATCTCAAGCATTGGGTAATGTTGCAACAGGTATTCGTGGTGCATTGGATGCTGCGTCTAAGCGTGAGCTGAATATTCTGCGTAGATTAGCAGATGGCATTGTTCAGATAGGTCGTAAGATTATTGCGATGAACGCTGAATTCTTGTCTGAGCAAGAAGTTATCCGTATTACCAATGAAGAGTTTATTACGGTAGACCGTGAAGACTTGGCAGGTAACTTTGACCTTAAGCTGACTATTTCTACGGCTGAAGAAGATAACCAGAAAGCTCAAGAACTGGCTTTCATGCTGCAGACAATGGGTAATAACCTAGACCCTAGTATGAGTAAAATCATACTGAGTGAAATTGCTCGTCTTCGTAAGATGCCTGATCTCGCTAAGCAGATTCAAGAGTTTGAACCACAGCCTGATCCAATGGTTCAACAGATGCAGCAGCTTGAGATGCAGAAACTCCAAATGGAGATTGCTGAAATTCAGGCACGTATCCAGAACCTTCAGACTGATTCTATGTTGGATCAAGCTAAAACAATGTCTGAACAAGCTAAAGCTGAAAATCTGCAGAGTGATACTGATCTTAAGAACCTGGATTTCGTTGAACAGGAATCGGGTGTTAAGCAGGAACGTGATCTGCAGAAGATGAATGAACAGAGTAAAGCGCAAGCTAAAACCAAGTTGATTGAATATGGTTTAAAGCAGCGTGAGAACCAAGTTTCACAAAACGCCTAAATAGGCAAAACCCATACTGACCCCCGGATGGGGGCAGGACACTTAGGAAAGCACTATGAGCGCACATGATATTGAAGAAATTGAGCTGAGCATTGAACATTCTAAAAAGCTGATTGCACGTAAACAGAGTTTGCAGAAGCTGATTAAGAATCGTGATTTCAAAGCCATTATTACTGAAGGCTATTTTGAGCAAGAAGCACAGCGACTGGTTCTGATGAAAGCTGAACCGTCCATGCAGAATGAAGAAGCTCAGAAAGAAATCCTGCGACAGATTGATGCCATTGGTTCTCTGCGTCAGTACTTCATGATGATCAATGCCCTGGGTAACAATGCTGAGAAAGCTCTGGAAGACCACGAAGAGACTCTTTCTGAACTAATGGCTGAAGGTATTGATGCATGAGTGAAGAGCTGAAGGATACTAATCTGGAAGCTCCTGAGACAACATCTCTGGGTCTTTCAGACGATGAGTTTATGAAGATGGACTTTGATGAGTATGTCTCTTCAGAGACAGAATCTGACGAGTCCCAGAATACTTCTGATGAAGTAGAAGAATCCGATACTACTGAAACTGAAGAGGATGATGCTGATGGTGAAACAAATACTGCAGAATCAGACTCAGAAGATGATGTTACTGATGGAGATTCAGATACTTCTGATGAAGGCGAATCTGAAAGTTCAGACAAGGACACTGAAGAAGATGAACCTTCTGAAATAGATCCAAAAGCTGAACTGGATAAACTCTTTAAACCGTTTAAAGCAAACGGAAAAGAGATCAAGGTAGACTCAGTAGATGAAGCTATTACCTTGATGCAGATGGGTGCTAACTACAACAAGAAGATGGCTGCACTAAAGCCCAATCTCAAGTTGTTGAAGACTCTCGAAAACAATGGACTTCTTGATGAGTCCAAATTGAACTATTTGATTGATCTGGATAAAAAGAATCCAGAAGCAATTAAGAAGTTCATCAAAGAAAGCGGTATTGATCCGCTGGATATTGATACAACTAGTGACGTTAACTACGAACCAAACACTTACACTGTTGATGATCGAGAGTTAGAGTTGGATGCGGTACTGGAACGAATCCAGGACACTCCGAGTTACAACAAAACAATTGATGTAATCAGCAATAAGTGGGATGAAAAAAGCCGAGAGGTTCTAGTTAATAATCCAGGTGTAATCGAAGTTATCAACTCCCACATGGACAACGGTGTATATGACCAAGTTATGTCTGTAGTGGAAAAAGAGCGGGTAATGGGTCGATTGCAGGGTATGTCGGATATTGAAGCGTACAAACTCGTAGGTGATCAGTTATTTGTAAACCAAGCTAATCAGCAGGTCAATGCGCAACAGAAGCCGGTAGCAGTAAAACGTCCTCAAGCCAGTAAACCCGATCCTAAAGTAGCTAGTCGTAAAAAGGCTGCGAGCACAACGAAGAGTGCTCCTAAAAGTAAAGCTCCTGCAGACTTCAATCCGTTAGCGATGAGTGATGCAGAGTTTGAAAAACTTGTGAACGAAAAGTTTATTTAAATGAATGATCGGAGTGTCCTATGAGTAGAATGTATAACGATCCGGCTAATCTGTCCGGTACTGGTGCGGTTCCTTCCGGTGTTGGTACTCAGTTACGTACTGACTATTACCACAAGAAAGCCCTTATTGAAGCCAAACGCGCACAGTACTTTATGCCGCTGGCTGATGTAACGGCAATGCCGAAAAATATGGGCAAGACCATTAAGAAGTATCACTACCTGCCGTTGCTGGATGACCGCAACATTAACGACCAAGGTATTGATGCGTCTGGTGCAACCATTGCTGATGGTAACTTGTATGGTTCTAGCAAAGATGTAGGTACCATTTCTGGTAAGCTGCCGGTGCTGTCTGAAGCTGGTGGTCGAGTAAACCGTGTTGGTTTCAAGCGTGTAGAAATTGAAGGTTCCATTGCTAAGTTCGGGTTTTTTGATGAATATACTCAGGAATCCTTGGACTTCGATACTGATGAAGAACTGGAGATGCACGTTAACCGTGAGATGGTTTACGGTGCGCATGAGATCACTGAGGATGCTCTGCAGATCGACTTGCTGAACGGTGCAGGTGTAATCCGTTATGCTGGTGCTGCAACTTCCAACGCAACCATTGACGAAACCTGTGAGGTAACTTACGGCGATCTGATGCGTCTGGCGATTGATCTGGATAACAACCGTACACCGAAGCAGACCAAGATCATCACTGGTTCCCGTATGGTGGATACCCGTGTAATCGACTCTTGCCGTGTAATGTACATTGGTTCTGAGCTGATTCCGCTGATCAAGGGTATGACCGATCTGCACGGTAATCAGGCATTCATTCCGGTACAGCAGTACGCATCTGCCGGTGAATTACTGAACGGTGAGATTGGTACTATTGATCAGTTCCGTATCGTGGTTGTACCGGAAATGCTGAAGTGGGCTGGTGCTGGTGCTGATGCATCTACTACTACCTCTCACTATGAGACTGGTGATAAGTACGATGTATTCCCGATGCTGGTTGTAGGTGATGGTTCCTTCACTACTATTGGTTTCCAGACCGATGGTAAGACTGTGAAGTTCAAGATCACCCACAAGAAGCCAGGTAAGGAAACTGCAGATCGTTCTGATCCTTACGGTGAAACGGGCTTCATGAGCATTAAGTGGTATTATGGGAGCCTCATTCTCAGACCCGAACGTTTAGCATTAATTAAAACGGCAGCACCGCTTTAAATACTAAGTCCTGAGTAGTATACTGCCCTTACTAACAGGAGGGCAGTATATGAAAGAGATTAAGTATTTAGGTATTAAGGGCACTGGAGAAATTGACCAAAGATACAATGTAGAACGTACAGCATCTTTTTCAATCTTCGAGTGCCCTATTTGTTTACGTCAATACGAGATTAAAACTTCGAGGGGACGTAAGCAAAAAACGTGTAAAGAATGCAGGGGAAACCAAAACGTATCCCATAACATGTCCAGAACAAGGGTATACCATATCTGGCAGGGTATGATGCAAAGATGTCATAACCCAAACTCCAAGGTATATAAAAACTATGGAGCTAAGGGGATTGCAGTGGCAGATGATTGGAAAACTTTTGAAGGATTTTGGGCAGATATGGGGGAAGGCTATCAAGACGATTTAACAATAGATCGAATTGATAGTAGTAAAGGTTATTTCAAAGAAAATTGTAGATGGTTGAGTCATGCTGAAAACTCTAGTGAAACGTCAAGAAAACGAAAAGTTATTCAGCTAAGAAAAGTGCTTAAACCCGTTAAAACATTTGAACCAATAAAAGAATGGGATTCTGCCAAAGCTGCAGCAGATGAATTAGGTTTAGTTGCTGCGCATATAACAACCGTTTGCCAGGGTAAACGTAAGACTCATGGTGGATTTGGTTGGGCATACCTTGAAGAATTTAAATCTAACTTCGATTAAGAGAACATCCAATGAGCGAAGAAATCCAAGCTAAATCAGAACTTGAAACCCTGAAAGAACGTGCTGACAAGATGGGCGTTAAGTATCACCCCAATGTAGGCGTAGAAACGCTGCGTGAGCGTGTTAATGCTGCACTGGCAGGTGAGACTACAGAAGAGTCAAAAGAGGCTGAGAAGTCTTCTGAGGAAGAAACAGAAGGTCAGCGTAAACAGCGTATGAAGAAAGAAGCACTGAAGCTGGTGCGTGTACGTGTGACCAATATGAATCCCAACAAGAAAGAGTGGGAAGGTGAGATTCTCACAGTATCCAATGCAGTACTAGGTACGGTTAAACGCTTTGTGCAATTCAATGAAGAATGGCATGTAGAGCAGATTATTCTGAACGCTATGAAAGAGCGTCAGTGTCAGATTTTCCAGAAAGCTCGTGGCCCTCGTGGTGAGCAGATTGTTAAACCAAAACTGATCAAAGAGTTTAACATTGAGATTCTTCCTCCGCTTACTGAGAAGGAGTTGAAGGAACTGGCTCAGCGTCAGGCTATGGCTAACGGTACAAGCGAGTAAGAGGTAGTTTATGGCAATTACAACCAGGGATCTTACAACGGTATCAGTAAACGGTACGGGTGTATTTGATGAGCTGATGAAAGCTACTAAGGCGCATCTTGAAGACGAATACAAAGCTAATCGTATCCGAGGTAAAGAGTATGCTGATGTGTACCTTGGGTCTCTGGTTGCTGTATTGGATCAAGCTGTTAATTTCCTTCAAGTTAAGCAACAGGATCGTTTGGTCGATGCGCAAATTGCTGAGATCGAGGCTCGTAAAGAGTTAATAGAAGTACAGAAAGCCAATGCTGTTATTGAAGGACAAAATCTTGTTTTACAGGGTCAGTTGATCGAATCACAGAAAGATAAAACTGATGCTGAGGTTCTATTAGTTAATGCTGAAAAGGATAAAGTATTAGCTGAAGTACCTAAAGTAGCTGCAGAGATAGCATTACTTGAGCAACAAGCATCTAATCTAGTCGCAGAAGCACTTAACATCCCCAAACAAGGGAAAGTGTTGGATGCTCAGGAACTGCAGATTAAGGCCCAAACTGCTCAGGCAAAGCAGCAGACTGTTAACTTGACCGCAGAAGCTCTTAACATACCAAAACAGGGTGCATTGATTGATGCCCAAGCGAAGCAGGTATTAGCTGAAGCGGCCTTAGCTACCCGCCAACTGGATAAAGTGGACGAAGAGATTCTTCTCAATAAAGAGCAAGTGCTTCTGGCCAAAGAAGAACTCAAGATTGCTACCGCCAAACTTGCAAACATCCCGTTTGAAGGGGAGCTTCTCCAAGCACAGGTCGCTACCACAGAAGCAGAAGCTGTACGTGTTCAGGCACAAACCGATCTGCTCAATGAGCAGGTAAATGAGGCCACCAAGCGAAATGCTATTGATGGTCATGTGGATCAGGAGCTTAAACAACTGATTGCACAGACTGGTCAAGTAGAGCAGCAGACTACCAACCTGGCCGCAGAAGCACTTAATATCCCTAAACAAGGTGCATTGATTGATGCTCAAACTTCTCAAGCGAGTGCACAAGCTCAATTAATAGGACAACAACGTACTAACCTAATTGCTGAAGCCCTTAACATACCAAAGCAAGGTCAGTTGATTGATTCTCAAAAAGATAAGACTTCTGCAGAAAAGCTGCTAATAGACGCTCAGAAAGATTTGATCAAAGATCAAAAAGATAAAATAGCTGCTGAGATAGAGGTATTACAGTATAAGGCTGATACTGAAAAAGCACAGACAGACGATTTAACTACGGCTACTACACCAGTAGGGGGTGTAATTGGCAAGCAGAAAAAACTGTATGATGCACAAATAGATGGACTCGTATTGGATGGTAAAAACAAGGCTGCAAAAGTAATGGCAGATATGTGGTCTGTTGCACGCACTACTGATGATACAACAGACTTGCCTAAACTGATTCCTGAGTATCAAGCGCTGTTTGGTAATTACTTAAAAGATGCTGGATTACCGTATTATTAATAAAATAAGGTAGGGAAAGGGGGCGTTAAGTCCCCTTTTTATTGTTATGGGTTTTTTTAGTAAAAAGAAAACATTCGTAGCTTCAGTAGCTGCACCTTTATTAGAAGAGATTCCAGACACACTAAAGGGGAGTGTACTCACATCCATTTACCAAGAAAGAGATCTACCATTAGGTATGGTGGATGACTTAGTAAATGGTGTAAACCTAAACATGTATAAAGCCAAAAGTTATGGGAAAAATAAATATGTTAATGGATTACCTGATTCTAAAGTAATTGGGATAGTGGCAGATGCATCAACTATAAAACCAATTATTGATGCTGAAATACAAGAAGATGTAACGATTAATATGGTTCAAGTAACTGAGGATACTATAGATATTCAGGTAGAAGCTTACCTATATAACTCTCTCTGGCTTAACCCTAATACGAATGTATTAAATAACGAGGGGGAGTTGATCCAAAATGATATAGATAATGTTATAGCAAATCCCGATGCCTATGTTACAAGTGATTACGTAGCAAATAAGGTATCTGTAAATGATGGGTACGAATTAAATAGCATCTCAAGTCTAATTATTAGTCCTATTGATATAGCTGACTTCTACAATAAAGAAGCTCAATATTTAAATATTGAAGACAAGACCCAATACTACAATTTCTTTGTAGAATACGAAGAGGAGCACAAAGTAAAAGCGTATGGGCCATATAAATATTGGATCAACTACTTAGCAAAACTAACATTTAATGTTGATGTGGAGTACTGGGTTAATACTGGAAAATCTTCAAGCTCTATAACTGATAGTAGGGATGAATATGGGGCAGGTGTTGTTACAGAAAACTGGTTAGATGGGTACGGCAATACTACTGAAACGTCTTCATCAATAAGTACGCATACCTACGAATCTAATAGAACCAAAAGAAGTACAACGGTGGTTGAAACTGGATCTACTACCGATCCTAATACTGGCGAAGTTACTGTAACAGTTATAAGTAGTGAGACTACTTGGGATGATACAACCACATCTGTAAATGAACATAGCAGTTTAGGTAAATCTCCTAGCGGGGAAATAGTCTCTGCTTATACCGATACCACTACTACAACAGTTACTGATTATTCTGATGGCTCTACAGAAAGCTCAAGTTCCCGAGAAATAATTCACAGCTACTTCTCTGTAAATAGTAATGGTGAAGATATTACTATTACTGAAACTAATTTAAACGGGGCAGCAACCACCACAGAATCGTTAGGTAAGAACCTACACATTACTACTATAAACGGTAAAGGTTATACGTATAAAGAGGCTAAGACTTTAACTTACGAATTGGAAAAAGAATCTTATAAAGAATTTATAAGTAACGATGAGGCATACGAAGAAAAGTATGTAGTAACGTATTTCTATACAAACCCCGATGGAGATACTGAATATAGAATTTGGATTCACCCTTATGAAAAAGCAAGTTATAGCGCACTGTTACCAACTCAAAATTCATTTGTAGATGATGAATTTTATCCAATAGTACCTATTAGGTTGGAAAACACTAATGTATCTAGGGAGGGTAATAAAGACAGTGAAGAGTATAAGACCACAGAAAAATTACTAAAGTATTGGGGGATAGACTTAGATGATTTAACTGAAAAAATAGAAGAAAACCCTGATGTTAATGATATGGATCATGCTTATATTCTGAGTGCCATTGATCTCAATACAAAATATAAAGAAGGTAAAGAGTATTTATATCACTTTTTTAAACGATTAGAAGAAGTTAGTTTTTATTCTGAATATGATTTTATTCAGTGGTACACCGCTGCAAGGGAAGATCCAACGCAATCAGATGGGGACATATCCTGGAATTTTAATATAGGCCCTATGCCTTCACAAAAAATCCAAATTAAAGATAAAAAACTCAATATTGAAATTCAGTGGTCATTTATTAAATCAGAGATAAAACAAGGATCTATTTATCCAGGAGCAAAACAAAAAGACACGGAAATATCATATTTACCGAGTGATTACGCTGTTGGTGGGGGTGGGGGTGGGTGGTTTCTTATAAGCAGTATACTAACCCGCAATAAAACAATCATAAAACATCAGTTAAATGAGCTAGAGTATGAAGAACTTACTATTGAAGGATTGCAACACAAAAACACAATTAAAGGTCGATACGCTGTATACAGTCAACCGGGTGTATTTAAGTCAGTAGATGCTGAATCAGATAAAGATCCAAGTTACACGAACTTTACTATACCTGTAGTGAGTAAGATTGCTAAAAAACTTAATATAGTAAATAGAGATCGTCTTTATTATCAAAGTTTGATAATGATTGTTAACTCATATGAAGTTGTAAAAATAAAGTGGTATCAATCAGGGTTTTTTAAAGTAGCTGTATTATTTCTAAGTATTGTACTTATGCAGCCCCAAATTAGTGGAGCATTGAGTGCACTGGGAGCAGCAGCCGCAGTTGGTGCCATAGCGTTACTAAAAGCACTCGTTATCATAATAGGTAAAATGATACTGACGCAGGCATTAATGAAGCTTGCGGTTAAAGTACTTGGAGATGAGTTTGCTTCACTGATTGCTGTAGCGGCTTTAGTCGCCGGATTTGGTAAAGGAAAAGGCTTATTTGATATTGGTTTTTTGAGCGCAGATAGATTTTTACTAATCGGTACTGGTTTAGTAAGCGCAGTACAGTCAAGCATAGATGAACAGCTAAAAGACATTACTGATGCTGCAAATGCTTTAGCATCTGAGTACGAAACAAAGTTTGATGAATTATCCGAAATCCAAAAAGAGATGAATAAGCTCACTGTAGTTGATCCAATGGTTTTTACTGGATTGGAGCCTTTAGAAATATTAGGTGAATCGCCGGATAGTTACTACTACCGTACAATTGATTTAAAAAATCCAGGTGTTGAAGCGAATGAAGCACTTTATAGGTTAGCTGATATAATGCTTTCATTACCAGAAGCTAACGATATGTTAGGAGATATGAATAATGTCTGAGCTAAATTTTAATAATTGGAACCCTAATCCTGCTGTATTCAATAGCAGTATGGGTACAGACGCAGGTTTGAATCTTAATTTCCAAAATTTTGGCCAAATTCCAGTACCTACAACTACTTCAACAATGGGGTTAGGACAAGGTTGGATGCCCGATGCTGGACTGACTCAGTGGGGTGAAACTGCCCTTAATAATTGGGGTATGAATGGTGCGGGTGCTGCAGGAAATGGTGACTGGTTTAGTCTGGGCAGTGCATTAGGTAAGATGACCCCTAATGGTTTTGCACCCGGTTGGGGTATGCAGGGCTTACAAGCACTTGGTGGGGTGATGGGTGCATGGAATGGTATGCAGCAGCTAAACTTAGCCAAAGATCAGTTTGCATTTAGTAAACAAGCATACAAGAAAAACTACGAAAACCAGAAAAAGCTGACAAATAGTTATTTACGTGATCGTCAGGCAAGACGCATTAGAGAAGGTTCAGCTCAGGGCAGCGTGGACGATTACATGAACCAAAATGGGATTAAATAACTATGGCAGGTCCAATTACATGGCGTAACATCAACGCCCCAGACTTCAGTAATTCAGCAACTCTGATGCAGACTGGTTCACAGGCTCTACAAGGCGGTCTGGACAAGCTTACACAGTTGGGTAAGGATTACCAAGCTAGACAGGAACAAGCATGGGAGAAAGGCTCTGAACGCAACCGTGATGCTGTCATATCGCAGATCATGGGTCTGAAAGATATGGATGCTTACAATGCGTTTGGTGAGCAGCTTCCAGGTATCTTGGATCAGTATAGCGGTCAGATTGATCGTAAGGCAGTGATGGATGCATGGATGAAGCAGGACAACTCAATCAGGGATGATGCTATAGGTACTGAGCAGTACCGTAATATGCTAGAAGCACAAACAGCCAAGCCTATTATGGATAGGTTCTATGAAATGGTTGGTAAAGGAAATGATAAAGGTGCTGAAGCATTTATAAACAGTAGCGGTGATTTATCATCTAAATTCAGACGCGAAGCAATTGAGTACTTGGATAGTTACAGAGATGAGAACCGTAATGAAGCTTGGCAACAAACTCAAAGGGACCATTATTTAACTGATAGAGCCAAGCAGCAAAATGAAGTTAGATTGCAGGAGCAAGCTGCAAGCATTGTAAGTGATGTTATGGCTAATCCTGAAATTGACTTAACATCTGGTAGAGAGTTAATTAAAGAGAGAGCTAGAGAAGCTGGATTATCATTTAAGTACCTAAACCCGCATCTCCAAGAATTTGAGAACACTTGGGCATATACCAACGGGCTTACATCTCAGCAATTAACAGATGTTAAAGAGAAGCAAGCACAGATAGATGATCAGGCTAAAGTTGCTCGTCAACAGTTAGAAAGCAGTAAGCAGTGGCTTGAAAACAAGATATCTAATGTACCTAACTTTGCTAAAACCAATCAGCAGGCACTGTCCAGAGGTGAACTTAATCAACAAGTGCTGAAGGATTATAATATTAACCCAGATACGTTTACCCTAAATACTACAGTAGATAGTGACCAAAACAACTTGTCGGGTAACTTGGACAACTTAGAAAAGACTACTGCACAGCAAATGAAGTTACTTGGTATTGAAGGCCCAGTTGATTATCGAGTAATACTGGAAGCTATTGCGCAAGTTGGAACACACGATAATGGTAAAGACGGTGGGGAAATTGATTTCAGTAAAGTAGCTGAGAAAATTCCAGAAGTCTTGCAAGAGCAACAAAAATGGGTTAATGATCAAACAGATTGGCTTTCAGAGGCCGGTACTATTGATCAATCTATTTTGGCGTTAGACCCGTGGAGTAGACAAGAAAAGTTATTAGTCCAACAAGCAGCACTAGGAAGGAAGAAGCTTAGTAATGCTATTAAATGATTGGTTTTTGCTACCTACATAAACTCGGGAGTATAAAAGTAATTTTTGATAGATAATGCAATTAAAGTGTTCCAGTATTAAAATCAGTTCAAATACTGAATATAAATAATGCTGGGGCACTTTATGTCAAAGTACGGATATATCCCTTCTGCACCAACTAAGCTTGATAAACTCCAAGAAGCCATCAAACGTAATCAAGCTAAAATTGCTGCAAATAGTTCGCTGAATGCTTCCGCTGCAAATTTTGAACCAGAACCTTTCCAAGCTATTTCTGCTGAACCTTCATTAGATACTAGAAGAGCGCGAGCAGAACAAACTGCACTCTTCAATGAGTACAATGAGAGAAATGAATCTGCATTGGCTTCAGATGTTGAGAAAGGCACTTTTGCTGGTACTGTCAAAAACATGTTGGGTACTGCAATAGAATCGACAGGAAAACTCGGCACTTCTGCTGTTACGTATTTGCAAGAGCTTGATGCCCTTAACCTAGAAGGGCGTATAGATCCCCGTGCTAGACCTATCCTTGATAAGATGTTTGGTGCTTTCAATGAAAAAGCAAAATATGAAAACACACTTGCTGAAGTAATTAAGAAAAACGAAAGGGGTGAGTACACTCCTGAAGATTTTGCGGCTATCAAAGATGAACTTGAGTACCGAATTGCTACGCTAGGCTCTGAGCAAGCTACGATAACGCCCCTAGAAAATGACATTATTAACCAGATTCCTACCAAAGAAGCCTCAAAACTTAATGGCCCTAATGCCCCTGTAAATGCTCAAGAAACTAAATCCAATTTGGATTTGTATATTGAGCTTAGAGATAGAATAGCCAAAATAGACCAAGCAAGGAAAGCTGCTGAATCTATTCCACTTATCTCTGGTTTGGGTAATGAGGGTTATAAATCTGAATCACGAGAAAAGTTTGCAGCAAATTCAAAAGAATTAGCCCCACTTGAGGAAGAGCGTGCCAAAAAATTCCAGGAAGGGGACTATTTAGGTGCTGCTATTGATTGGCTTGAGTACGCGGGTAAGCGTGGTGCAACAGTTGTAGATACGTATTGGGATCACCCCGAACAAGCATTAGCTACAGCGGCTGAAAACCCCGAGTTTCTTGCATGGCTTGCTGGCCCTGTTGCTGGTTTATTTGGTGCTTCATTGGGTGCAGCTAGAGAAGGGGACTCTTTGCTTAAAGGTGCTCGTGAAGAAATGAGCGAGCTTGGCAGATCAAGGACTGACGAAGAAATAGATATTGTTGAGGCAGCGGTGCTTGGTAGCTTCGCCAGTACAGTGGGCCTAGATGCACTTACTGCTAAATTTTTACTTAAAGGTGCTACACCTAAAAAAGCAAGTGCCGGTGTACAAAAACTTAAAGATACCGCACGTAAAGTTAAAGAAGCCAATGCAGTAACTAACCGTGCAGGTAACTTAGTTGGTTTGGCTGGTAAAGGGCTTGGAGCTATTGGCTCTGAATTGGTTCAGGGTGAGGTGCAGAGCCGCTTTAGTGAAATGGCCCGTACACGCTCTACTGATGGTACTCAGTTTGACGCTAAGACAATTACAGAAGACTCACTCAATGAAGGTTTTGGTGGTGCTGGTATAGCATCTGGGCCTGTTGCATTGGGGACTACTAAAGAAACTTTAGGTGCTTTTGGGGATATTGCCAAAGCAACTGTAGGCAGAAAAGCCAGAGCAGCCGCTGAACAATCCGCAGCTATCAATTCTGTTCGTAAAAAGTTTATTGATACAGGCGATCTATCTGTTCTGGATTCAGAAGATGTACCCCTGTCCGCTGCCGATAAGATTGATGTAATCCTGTCTCGTAACAGCCAAGAAACTACACCACTGGAAGAGCGCATTACTAACCGTGACGCTGCTTTTGCTATTCTGCAGGAATCTCAAGCCAAAGCTGTAGAACTGCAGAAAACCATTAGTGATATTTCTACTCGTTATGAACAAGATCCTGAATCAGTTAGTGCTGAAGAAGTAGCACAATTAGATGCAGCTAAAGTAGAACGTGATGAATTGCTGAATATAGTTAATAAAGCAGGAGACTATGTACAGCAATTAGTTGCAACAACTACAACTCAAGATGAGCTGGATTCTGTTGCAGATACTATACAATCCGCTGCCACTCCAGAAGAAGCACAAAGCAATGTTGATACCATAGTCAATGCTGCAATGCTGACTCCTGAATTGGTGAGTTCAGAAACTGTTAGAAAAGCACTTGAAAGTAACTTGCTTACGGATGAGCAACGATCTTACCTGGAGAATTTTGATCGCACCATGCAATCCGTAAGAGATGCGGAAGAAGCGATTGAAACAATGAAGGGAGTTCAAGGTGTATCCCGTGATATATTTGAGGGCAACAAAGAAGCTGGATGGAAAGGTATTAAGAACTACCGTCAGGAAATTGAGGCAGCTCTCAGAACAGGTAATACGCAGCTCTTACAGCAACTTCAGAACCAGTTAAATAACTTCTTACAAGGTAAGCAGGAACGTGCTGATGCGTTTAATGCTGCCTATGAAGAAGCTATGGCTACAGGACAACGTGTACAGCCATTAAAGGCTGACGGCACTCCTTATACCTATATGGCAGATACAGGTGAAGTAGATGCTAAAGGTAAACCCGTCTACGAAGAACGCCCTTATAACATTCACAGGGGTAGTAATAAGCGTGGTTTGATTACAGCAATTAATGCAGAAGCCAATGCATTGCAAGCTGTTAAAACTGAAGCTGAATCACGTATTCAGTTGGCTCAGTCTCGTCCTACTATAGCCCCTAAACCAAAGACTACTCAGCAGGCTCCAGAAGCTCCTGCAAGCAACGATCAGGTTGAAGCTACAGATACAGACACTGGAACCTCAACACCCGCTACAGCGACTGCAGAAGCTGAAGCACCGACCGGCGTAGCCGAGGCGAGTGCTGTAAGCGATGCAGGAGCGGTAAATCAAAACTTGGACGTATGGAGAATGGGGCCGGTAACTCATGTTAGAAATAAGGATGGTAGCCCTCTTAATGAACATAATGGATATAGACTAACTCACGCACATTTAAACGAGAAAGTTGAGCTTGCTTTAGAAAAAGATGGTAACGAAGCAGTCCTTCTTATTGATAAAAAAGGGGATATTAATATACAAAGAGTGGGTGTTAACGGAAGTGGTAGGAATAAGAAATTAAGTAAAAAAGATTTAAGTAACTACCTTGCACCCAATATTGTAGAAGCAATTAGTAAAGGTTTGCTTAGTGATTCCCCAATAAATCCTGATGATTTTTTAATGGATCTTTTTGGTGGACGTAAGCTGCCTAACATTTCTGATGCAGAATATAATCGCAGAATTTATTCTGGTAATAGGACATACCCCGAACTTTCAGAAAGAGAAGATCCAGGTGTAAATACCCCATTTGAAGATACCACTTCACAAAACCAGCCGGAGGCTGGAAACACTAAGGTAGAAGCTGAAGCTACTACAGCAGAACAAGAAGCTGAACCGACTGAACGTACTCCTGTACAGCAATTCTATGATGCTGTGATGGCTGCTGCTCAGGGTAAAGATTCAATCACCTTGGGTCAGTTGCTGGATATATATGATGCTCAGTTAAATGGTGAGTACTCTGCTATTTACTCCAAAGTAAAAGCCCGTGTACTGAAAGAGTTTGGTAAAGACCTACCTGTAAACATTGACCCAACAGATCAAAGGGTAGCAGCGTACTTTGGTGAGAATGGAAACCTTGGTGGTTTAGTATTGGGTACTATTCTGGATGAGCAGACTGTTCAGAATATTGCTGATGAAAATGGACTTGATACCAAAGATGTATTGGAAGCTATTGTACTGCATGAACTGATTCATGCTGTCACGTATGACCGTATCCGCAAAGATCCCGGTCTTGAGCGCACACTGGATAAAATAAGTGAGCGTATTAAGGAATACCTGGATTCAGATGCAAGTAAGAATCTGGATGAGTACACTCGATTCCGTCTTGGGTATATGGCGGGTGATGTACTTGAGATTCCGACTGTTGGCTTATTAGAAACGAATGTACAGGATGCGCTCAAGGCAATACCTGGACTTGATAACAAGCCCTCACTGTATAGCAACTTGATTGAGTTGGTTCGTAAAGCTATCGGTAATATCAAACCGTCTGAAACTTCATTGCTGGCTGATGTGATAGATATCAGTGCTGCATTGCTTGATGCTGAATCTACAATCCGTACTCAGTATGAACAGGATCTTGACGATTATAGAGAGTCAGAAGGTAATGCACCTGTAGGGAGTGATTACGATGCTTGGGTGGCTGCAAACCAAGACAGTGCAGCAACTGATGATCGTCAGGTATTTGAGCAAGATCCTGAAGCTACTGTTGATTATGAAGAATGGGCAGCACAGCAAGCAGATGATTATGCTTCTGAATCTAATATCCCAGAAGACTTAGCCAACACCGAAGAAACAGACGAAGAAGCTGAATCTGAAGATGGTATGGTTCAGTTAGAAACA